GTTATTCAGGTTCAGGTTCAACACTAACAGACTTATCAGGCAATGGAATCAACGGAACCATAGTGGGTGCTACATACACTGACAGCACATACTTTACACTAGACGGTGTCAATGACTACATTGTAACGGGCAACTGCTACTCAGCGATCAGTGCCGGTGATTCACACACCGTAGAAATGTGGGTCTACCTTAACAATGTTGATGACTGCTTATGGAGTGATCTAGGTACTACAAACGATCCAGCAACAACAACTTACCACTTTGCTGGTTCACAGATCCTACAGGTTGGACCATTCCAACAGATTATCACAGGCTTATGGAACGGCACAGCAATCACTCGTGATGTAGCAGGTTCGGGTTCTCCTCTCACAGGAGCCTGGAAACATGTGGTTAGAACCTATGATGGGACTACCCTAAGAGGGTATTTAAATGCCACTAACCCCACTGGCACTGCTATGACTTTTGATAGCCCAGCAGATGATGGGTATGCTCATTGGTATCTAGCATTTGGTGCCCAAGATACTACAACCTTCAACAGCACAACAGCAGGTTATTTAAGTGGACGTGTGGGTATTATGCGTGTCTACGATCGTGCTCTAAGCGGTGCTGAAGTTCTTTCAAATTACAACGATGCTAAAAGCATCTACGGTCTATAACCAAAAATCATTTGATTTTTTCCTAAAAAGAGCGTATAATAAAATATATGCTGAATACCATACAAGATTTTGTAAAGACAATACTGCCCACAAAAAAGAAGACTAGCCCTAGTGGATGGACTAGTTTTAATGCTGTCTGTTGTGAACACAATGGTGAAACACCTGACAGACGTGGTCGTGGTGGCATAGCAAATAATCCTGATGGCTCAATATCATATCACTGTTTTAACTGTAACTTCAAAGCCAGTTACCAACCAGGCAGACATTTAACATACAAGTTTAGAAAATTACTAAGTTGGTTTGGTGCTGGGCAAAACGAAATACAAAGATTGGTCATTGAAGCTATTCGTATTAAAGATTTAATAACTCCTGAAGATGAGGTTCAAGAAGAAGAACCTATAACATTTAAAATACAATCGTTACCAAAAGATTCAACGTTGTTTACAGATCTAACTCAAGGACATCCAGCACTAGAATATATCTATGATCGCAAAATTAATATGGACAAGTATAAATTCTATGTTACTACAGACAGAGCTAATAACATGGATAAGAGAGTTATTATACCATGTTATTGGAAACATGAACAAATTGGATATGTTGGTAGAGCGATAGATCCAAAAGTAAAACCAAAGTATTGGAATCGATTTGATACAGGATATGTGTTTAACGTTAACCAACAACACCCCGACTGGAAATTTGTCATAGTATGTGAAGGACCATTTGATGCTATGGCCATTGATGGTGTAGCAGTTATGCACAATGAAGTTAGTGAACAACAAGCAGACATAATTGACAGTTTAGGTAGAGAGGTTATTGTAGTAGCAGATAGAGATCAAGCAGGTAGTAAACTATTAAGAGACGCACAGGAGTACGGTTGGTCTGCTAGTTTTCCTGTATGGCAGGAAACTTGTAAAGACATTAACGAAGCAGTACAGAAATATGGAAAGTTATTTGTATTACAATCAATAATTGATGGTAAAGAAACGAGTAAACTCAAGATTGAGATTATACGTAAAAAAATGTATAATTAAGTATATATGACAAAAGAATATAAACCAGATTTACAAAAACTATTTTTAGAAATGATGATACAAGACGCACAGAGTTTTGTACGAGTTCAAAATATCTATAATCCAGATAACTTTGATAGGTCATTGAAAGATACTGCTAAATTTATTAGCGAACATGCTGATAAACATAAAACATTGCCAACAATAGATCAAATTAAAGCAGTTACAGGAGTAGAACTTAAACCAGCAAAGGATCTGACAGAAGATCATTATTCATGGTTTATGGAAGAGTTTGAAGGATTTACTCGTCAGAAAGAACTAGAACGTGCCATACTTAAATCCGCAGACTTGTTAGAAAAGGGAGAATATGATCCAGTTGAAAAATTAATCAAAGACGCAGTACAGATTAGTTTGACCAAAGACATGGGTACAGACTACTTTGAAGATCCAAGAGCAAGACTATTAGCAATTAAAGATAACAATGGACAGGTAACAACAGGTTGGCCTACATTAGATAAGAGATTGTTTGGTGGAATGAATAGAGGTGAATTAAACATCTTTGCGGGTGGTAGTGGTTCAGGTAAAAGTTTATTCATGCAGAACATAGCAATTAATTGGATACAACAGGGACTTAATGGTGTGTTCCTAACACTAGAACTTTCAGAAGGTTTGTGTGCTATGCGTATGGATAGTATGGTAGCAAACGTAAGTACAAAAGAAGTGTTCAAAGACATGGACACTGTTGAAATGAAAGTTAAGATGGTTGGCAAGAAGTCAGGCAAGTTGCGTATCAAATACATGCCAGCACAGTCAAATGTAAATCAGATTAGAAGTTATCTCAAAGAACTACAAATACAAACAGGAATGAAAGTTGACTTTATCATGGTTGACTATTTGGATCTTGTGATGCCTGTATCAGCAAAAGTAAGCCCAAATGATTTGTTTGTTAAAGACAAATATGTATCAGAAGAATTAAGAAACTTAGCAAAAGAGTTTAACATATTAATGATAACTGCTTCACAGTTAAATCGTGGTGCTGTTGAAGAAGTAGAGTTTGATCACAGTCATATCGCAGGTGGTTTGAGTAAGATTAATACTGCTGATAATGTGTTTGGTATCTTTACAAGTCGTGCTATGCGTGAGCGTGGTCGTTATCAAATACAGTTAATGAAAACTAGATCATCAAGTGGTGTAGGTATGAAAGTTGACTTAGATTATGATTTAGACAGTTTACGTATTACAGATCCTGGCGAAGAAGCACAAGAAAGTGGACTCAAAGGAGTAGGTGGGTCAAATATTATGGGACAAATAAAATCACAGTCCAACATAACTGATATAAACAAACCTAAAATTGATACCACTGTTGATTCTAGTAAACTAAAGAATATGTTAGCTGGCCTTAAAAGTAAACCTGACTAGTAGTATTAAACAATATTAATTTAGCATAAATACACTTAAACTTGGAGTACAGTGATGCAAAAGAAAACACGAAGCATACTTGCTGAATTAGATGATTTATTAATATCAAAAGACAAAGAAAATCTAATAGAAAGCCGTGCGAATAATGTCATCAACTCTGCTATAAATCTAATTAAAACTATTCGAGAAAACTATGACGTGGAACAGGCTAGTAAACTTGAAAATCGTTTACTAAATGCTATTCGAGGTCAAGATCCAAAGAAATTTTCTCGTGGAATAAGAAAACTTAAAGATGAAGATTAAAGACATAATACAAGAAGCAGGACTTCTTAGAGGCTTTTTTAAAGGAATATCTAAACAAGCAGTTGATTCTTTTCAACGGTGGAAAGAAACAAGAGCAGATACTCAGACTAAAGAAGGCTTCCGCTACAAAGACTATTACATCAATTGGGACGGGAAAAACTGGCTTTCTTGGGACTTTGATAATAGAAAATATGAACTAGCGCCATTGGAAATACAGAGAGAGTTAGACACTCTAGCAAGTGGGCAATCAGTATCGGTTCCAACTAAACCAAGTCCAACAACTAGAAGAATGAAAAAAGGAATGCAGGTCGTAGTAGATGGACCACGCGAACTAACTGTTCGGTACGATGGGCAACTGTATAGTACTAAAGGTGGAGTTGCTCCGTGGACAATTACTAAAACGGGCAAAGAAGTTAATCCAAGTTTTGCTAAAGTATTAGACCAAGAATATCATAATTACTGTCAAGATCAAACTTGCAACATCGAAGTTAATTAATTATGAGATGGGCAGAACTTACCAAACAACAAATTACAGAAAGTCGTAATCCTCACCTAGAGCATCTTGAAGATCTTGTGTTTAATCAAGGATACCAAGGTGCTATGTCTGCTTTAGATCATATTGAAAGTTTAAGAATGATGTTAGCAGAAGGAACCGGAACAACATCAAAACTAACAGTTAAATGGGACGGTAGTCCAGCAATCATTTGTGGTATTGATCCTAAAGATGGGCGTTTCTTTGTAGGCACTAAATCTGTATTTGCTAAAGGTCAACCTAAAGTCTGTAAAACAAATAAAGACATTGAAAAGTTCTACAGTGAACAACCTGAATTAGCATCAAAACTAGTATCATCATTACAGCACTTAAGAAAATTAAATATTGGCGGGGTTGTACAAGGAGATTTGATGTTTACAGAGAATGATGTTACCACTGAAAATATCAATGGTGAAAACTGTTATGTGTTTACTCCGAATACTATTACCTACGCAGTGCCTGTTGATTCAGATCTAGGAACAAAAATTGCTAATGCTAAACTTGGTATAGTATTTCATACTAAGTATGAAGGTGAAAGTTTAGGCGATATGAAGGCTAACTATATTTTTGGAACACAAGGATTTGATCAAACAGCTGATGTTTGGTTTGACGATGCTACTTATAAAGACTATACAGGTATTGCTAGTTTAACAAAAAGTGAAAATGATAAATTACGAGCATTAGAAACATCAACATACAAAACTATTGAAAAACTAGGTCCTAAGAATTTTAATGTTGTTTTAAATAACAAAGAGTTTGCTAGAAACATTAAACCTTTTGTTAACAAAATGGTTAGAAGTGGAAAAACCATTGATGACCCAACAGCATTTATCAAAGACTTTGTTGCTCACTATCGTGGTGAACTAACTAAAGACATTACAAACGTTACAGACAGAGCTCAACAAAATAGACTAGAAAAAATTAAACAAAAAGAACAATGGGTTGCTGATAACTCAAATGCCCTACTAGGAGTTATGGCTGTTTATAAACGTATTATTGAAATGAAAAACTTTGTATTAAGAAAATTACAGCAGGTAGAAGGTATAGGTACATTTCAAAAAACAGCAGATGGATATAAAGTAACAACACCAGAAGGCTTTGTCGCAATAGGCCATGACGGTGGCGCTGTCAAACTAGTAGATCGTTTAGAGTTTTCAAGAACTAATTTTCTTAAAAGGAATCAATAATGTTTGATCTAATACAAGAATTAACAGAAGCAAGAATGTTTAAAGGTTCTGATACTCTTGTGGGCAAGTCGGCAGAAGACGTTGCTAAAATAGCATTTAGTATGCTTATGATGCTAGAAATATTAAGAAATGAAGACGAAAAGTGGGCTAAAAATTATGTCAATAAAACAATGGCATATACTAACTTTGACAGCATGAAAACTAGTGCGTCTGATCTACATAACTTATTAGCAGTATTAAATAATCAAGACAAATATTCAGCAAGAATTAAAACAAATCCAAGAATAAGTGTTCCTGTATTAGGTATACGTCGGTACTTTAGAGAAGTTGAAGGTGGCCGCAAGGAACGTGGTATTGATAGATCACTTTTTATCAGTATAGAAGACTATTTTAAAATAACAGACAGCAATCTCAAAAAAATTAGACGTAATGTTGCTGATTGGTGGATGGTCAGTGACGGTGAAAAGCAGTCTACTAAACGCTTACTAAAGAATATCCTACAAAGTACTAGCCATCAGGCTGATATATACGTACATTTTAAAAATACCATCTAGAATCAAAATTTTCTCTGTTTGATAAATAATATTATGCCCGGACATACTCGGGTAATATAATTTGGAGAAATAAAAATGGCAACATTTACAAGAACTAACCCAGCGGCAACTACAGTTCCTTTTGAGAACGTAGGTAAAGACTTAACAATCTTCACAGTTGACTATGTTAACGCAGTGAACGGTTCAGCAGGTCCAGAAGGTGCACAAGCGGCTGTATTAAATACAATCCAACAAATGCACACAATTTTAGTTGCTGGTCCATTAGGTAACACAAACACAGAACAAACTTTCATTATTGAAGGTCCATTGTTCACACCAACAGGTGGTTCAGATCTACAAGCACAAATTCAAGCATTAGGTACAGTTGACGGTGTTGACTTATCAAGTGCTACTGTTAACACAAAAACATTCTACGTTGCTGTGTAATAGTTTATGCTTTATTAAAAAGCACTCTTCGGAGTGCTTTTTTTTGACTGAAATTTCTAGTCTATAAATATCTATATGAGAACTGATCAAAGAATTTGGACACATTGGGGATTTACTCTAATAGACATCACTGAAACTGGTGTTACCCAATGGAATGACAAATTTGAAAAAGAAAGAAATCAGCAACGTAACTGGGAAACCATACAACAGATTCTAAATTTAAAAACACAAGTACTTCGTATTTCCCAATTGGTAATTGATCAACAGGATCTAAGCATGTTAGAATTTGGAGACTATTATCTTAAAGATCTAGGGTTCAAATACAAATTGTGGGCATTTGAATTTGATGTAGAATATATTGATGCTTATGCTACAGAAAATGATCCATATGGTATTTTATATAAAGATTTTGAAAAAGTTCCAGTAATCATGGGGCTAGAAGAAACCATTAATTTGCCAGTTCCGTTATTTTATCCACACGGTCAATATAAAAACATACACTTTATTCCTAGACCTTAGTAATAAATATTAATGTAATATTTTTGATGCTCAGACACAACATTAAGGCACATATTAAGGCATAACTTTAAGGCACATTAGATAGCATCGCTAATACAAAGGCGACCTATGTCAACACCTACTAAAATTGAGAAGCAGAATCTAGAAGCCCACGTCGAGTTATGTGCCGAAAGGTATAATAACTTGGAAGAAAAATTGGACAATTTAGAATCTAGAATGGATAAACTTGAAAACCATATGGTCGATATCAAGAACTGTCTCACATCTAACGAGCGTAGTCGTAATGCTCAAGTAATCAAATATGGTATTACTATAATTGGTGTACTCACAGCCGCAGTCATTGCTTTTTTATCCAAAGGCGTCATTGGACTATAAATAAAGTTAACCTATAAGGATTGGCTTTATGAAAATAGTAGAACTAACAAACAAACTTCTTTTACCACTCACTAATGAAGAATCTGAACTTATGGAAAAGTTTAGTAATGATCCTATTGCTAAAAGTCAATTAAATGAAAGAGAGCAAATACTTGCTAATCAATTAACAGTTAAAGATGTATTAGTGCGAACCAGGAATGAAGAAGGGAAAATCTATTACAAAAAAACAACTCAATGAGTTTGACTTAGATAAAATCAAAAGATTTACTGAACAGGAAATAATTAATCTATCTAAATTTAATAACGAACTGCCATTTTGTTACCAAGTTGGCACTGATATTCTTGTGGGTGACAAAAAAGTTAAAAAAATTGACAAAGACATATGGTACGTAATTGAAAGGCAAAATATAATTAAAGAATTTTATAGTCGTAAATATGCTATATTTTATAGTATTGCGTTGTATAAAAATAACCATGAATTAGCAGATAGAATTTTAGATGCTGATCGTACTATTAACAGATTAGAATTTGATGCTATAATATATAGAAGCAGATATAAGTCAGCAGTAGATAGAAATGATATAGTTATGGAAGACGTATATTCAAGTAGGTATCTAGATACCATGGATAAATTAGAAATAGTCAAAAAAGAAATTAAGAATTCCTTAGAATTGGCTAAATACATTAAAGTTTAAATTTAGGAATGTTCTCATGAAACTAACAGAAATGCCAACGCTTAGTTCTAAAAAAACTAACAAAATATTAGAAAGTCGCTTTGGATTTACCATTGACTTTGATAAGTTAACAGTAGAAAAAGCAGAAAAACTCAGCGAAACAATTACAACAAATCTAAATAAAATCAGACATAGTGTAGATTTACACACTGCTGAAACTAATCCTCGTTACATGGAATTATTAACAGTTAAAGAAGGGTTGACTCAATGGTTAAACGAAAGAACTGAAATTGTTGAAGTTGAAGAGTCCACAGATACAGCAGACGAAATTATCACTGAAGGTGAAGTAGGTGATGCTGAAGTTTTATTAGCCGCTAAAGATATGGTAGATTCAATACAAGATACCATCGAACAAGTTGGTAAAATGCAGAATGAACAATTACCTCAATTAGCAGATAGTATCCGCGATCAAATTGGACTAGAAAAAGCAGAAGATTTTAAAAACACAGTAATGCCTGCTTTAGAAAACTTAATGGCTACACTACAAGTAACACGTGAAGACGTTGATACTGGTGTTAAAGTATTAACAGGTGAAGCAGTAGCAGAACCAATGGATTTACCAGCACCAGAAGAAAGCGATTTAGATGTTGACAGCGAAGAAGAAACAGATGGATTTGCTGGCACAGATGCCGCTGTTGGTGGTGACCAAGAGCTTGGTAGAGAAAAACGTTAATTTCATGAGAATTAATGAATTAAATTCAAAAGGATCAACTCCAGAACAAAATTTAATAACAGCTCTGGAGTTAATTCAACATAGATACAAAGACCAAGACAAAATTCCTAAAATATCTACACAAAGTATTATTAATCTGGTATTAAACACTGATAAGAATTTTGATTACAATGCGTTAATACAAGCAAACAACAATCCAACAGTTAAAAATCTTATTAAAACATTTAATAAAGATTATGTTGAACTTCATTCGTTAACTGATATTTCTGATCAGACAACAACTAATACACCAACCGGACAAAGCACAACAGCACCAGTAGATACAGTATCAAAAATGGCAAGACGAGCCGGCAAAAAAAGAAACAAATCTATTTACTAATTGACTTTGGTCAATAAATACTGTAAAATAATCATATTAAATATGGAGATTACAAATGGCCTATAGTGCTAAAGTGTTAGATCATTATGAAAACCCTAGAAATGTAGGATCACTAGATAAAGAAGATCCGTCTGTGGGCACAGGTATGGTCGGCGCTCCAGCATGTGGCGACGTAATGAAATTACAGATCAAGGTAGAAGATGGAATTATTCAAGATGCTAAGTTTAAGACTTATGGTTGTGGTAGTGCTATCGCAAGTAGTAGTCTCGTCACAGAACTTCTCAAGGGGAAGACACTGGATGAAGCCACCGCAATTAGAAACAGCGATATCGCGGAGGAACTCGCACTTCCGCCCGTCAAGATTCATTGCTCTGTCCTTGCTGAAGATGCGATCAAATCAGCGATAGCAGATTATCAAAAGAAACATGGAAACTAAATTAATAGAAACTCCTTGTATATCAGTATGTAGATTACAAGATAATAAATGTGTTGGTTGTGGTAGAACTGACGAAGAAATTATTAAATGGTATAATTATACCGATGAAGAAAGACGTATAATTATGGAAAGATTAGATGAGGACGTAGATGATCTCTTTGACTGATAAGGCCGCTGAAAAAGCACTGTATCACATAACACACAGAGAAGGTACATTTGGTCTAAGACTTGGGGTTAGGACTACTGGCTGTTCAGGTATGGCTTATGTGTTAGAATTTGTTGATGCTCCAGAAGAAGGACTAGATGAAGTATTTGAGGACAAAGGAGTTAATGTAGTTATAAGCAAGAAGGATCTTGTGTACCTTGAAGGGCTACAGTTAGATTATCAAAAACGAGGACTCAATGAAGGTTTTGAGTTCATTAACCCAAATGAGTCAGCACGTTGTGGTTGTGGAGAAAGTTTCACAGTATAATGAAATTTCCAGTTATAGAACTAGTAGATAGATATGCTATCAGTGTTGTTAAACATCGTAGAACCAACGGCGCTAATCAAGAAGAGCTTGACTTTTATACTGAACAAATTAAAGAAATTGATCTAGAATTAGATCATCCATTGTTATTAAAGTTAATTGATCATCACGATTATGTTTGGAGTTTAGAGGACGACTTCAAAAAGGCTAGAATTGACGATCAACCTTTAGAAGCAATAGGCAGACAAGCAATTAAAGTTAGAGATTCTGGATATGAAAGAGTACAAATAAAAAACTCTTTAGCAGAACTTCTTAATGATCCAGTACGTGAAATTAAACGCGACCATTCTTCAGACGAATAGCATCCAACATTGTTGAAACAACATCATTAGTAATATCAGTATCTAAAACTAATTTTTTATTATGTTCAATGATATCAATATTATCTTGGTAGAGTTGTTTAATTCTTTCTATATCCAATGATAAAAATTCCTTAATACTATTATTAACAGATAATAATCTTAGATATGGATCATCAATATCATCATAACTTTCGTCTATTATATGTGACCAAGTTTTAAATCCTAACTCTTTTAATCTTTTTAGGCTATGAGTTGGTCCTAGATAAATGAATATATGACCATATAACATAGCATTAAATATTTTCTCAGAAAAAAAGATAGGTCCATGGTAGTACGTTTCTGTAATAATAGACATATAACTATCATCAATTATTTCTTTTGGTATCTGTGAAAATTCAACAGAGTTGTCATATCCGATAATCGGAAGCCTATTAGATAACGGTTCAATGACATTGATTATTTCGTTGTAGTTAGATTCTAAATAATATTTGTTAGAGAGATCAACATCAATACATTTATAGGCTATAGTTCCTTGATCAAACATCTGATTTACTGTTTTTAAAATATAGCGTCTTTCTGGATAATCTTTAGTACTACTATATAAGAACTTTTTATGCTTTTCTAATACAACGTTTCTGGGTTGATAAAATTGTTTACTCAACTGTTGAAAAAAGTTAACTTGCTTAACAGGGAATTCTAAAATACTTTTCTGATTAACACATCCATTAAATAGTACCATAGGATTAGGTATACTGTGATAAAATTCATTTAATTCGTAAAATCTAACATCATTGGTGTTGATTCGTCGATCAACACCCCATAGAACTATAAGACTACTGTTGTCTTTTATATCTAGATGATTTGTAAATTGAGCAATATCAAATACTGTGTCATCATATATGACATTCCATGAGAAATTTATAGACTCAGGAATATTGAGATAAACATTATAATGAAGGCCAGTATTGAATAAACTCATATATGTATTTACTTGCTAATCTTTAAAATACCAAGTATAATGAATAACTATGTTAATAAAAAAATATGATTACACACCAATTTCAAGAAATACAGTAGAAGGTAAACGTTTATATACGTTACCAGATGGCACAGCAGTTCCTAGTGTTACTACAATCTTGGATAAAACTAAACCAAAAGAAAAACAAGAAGCACTCAATCGTTGGCGTAAGTCAGTGGGCGAAGCCAAAGCTAAGGAAATAACCACAGAAGCCGCTAACCGTGGCACTC